TTAGGGGCATGTCCGCGAAGTTGTCCCCGGCATCGTCGGCCAGGGCCGCCAGCTTGCCTACGATGTCCGCACGGGCGGCCCGAAGCTCTTTTACCATGTCTTCGGCAAGGCCGGTCGCCCGCTGGTCCACTGCGTGCTGAAACTTGAGAAGGTCGTCGAGGTACTTGTCGGCCATGGCCTATGCTCGCATCTGGAGCTTCCAGAGGATGGACGCGGCGTCCGCTTCGACGTTGACGATGGTCCAGGTCCGGCCCTCGAAAATGACCTTGTCGCTGGTCTCGGGCTCGATGGCTATTTCCGCCTGCCGGATGGAGAGCTTGCGGTCGCCGGTCTTGATAAGCGTCCCGTCCACCAGGAAATCGGAATATCCCGTGACGATGCCCTGACAGGGATAGTCCGTGGTGGCTCCCTCGTCGTATGCGCCTGTCGAGGGGTTGAACGCGCCTTCCTCGGTGCGCCGAATAATGATGTCGGCCGGAATGTCGCCCAGGGCCACAAAGGCCGAAGCCGTGGCGCTGGCCAGTACGGCTCGCAGTCCCATGGCTACACCCTCCGCAGGCTTATGGAGCGCAAGCCGCCGCTCCGGAAGCCATAGGGAGCCACCAGGGCGAAGACCTGATCCGGAATGACCTTCACGCGGTCGTCCGGGGCCACCTCGATCTTGATGGTGTCTGCCTGGATGGACTTCATGCCGGCGGTGTCGGGCAAGGCCGTGGTGTCCTTGGCCAGAAGCACAAGGGCAAGCTCCATCTGCGCCACTTTGACCGCCTGGGGCGTGGTGGTGGAAGCGATGCCCGGAATGTCGAGGCGTGGCCACTCCATGCCCTGATCCGGGGAAGCCTTGGCTCCCTGCCAGACGATATGACGATCCAGGAGCACGGCGGCCGTCACCAGGGCCTTGCCCCGGTCGTCGGCGCTGGCGCTGGTCCAGGCATCGGCGTGCAGGCGGTCCGCAAAATAGGCGGCCGCCTCCTCCGTGGTGACGTAGCTGTTCGAGCCGGTAAGCACTTCAGCCATGGTTCATCCCTCGCTTAAAAAATTGCCGGAACCCTTGCGGGCGTTTTCGGACTCCGGCGGGTCCGGGTTCGACCTTTTCGCCTTGAAGCTGAGGCGCGCCGGGCGAGGTTGGCCCCAGGTCGGACGAACTGGCGCTGTCATTATCCGCGCGCTGGACGGATTATGCGTTCTTGATGCCGTGGAGACGGGCGACGGCATGGCCGTTCTGGACGGTCAGGCCGCAGTACCATTCCACCAGAATCTTGCGCCAAATCTCGGAATTGCCCTGATCATCGGGGTTCATCGCCCCGTTCTGGATGCCGCAACACCCGTCGGCCCCCATGGAGATGGCATAAATGCTGGTACAGGCGGCAGCGGCTCCGGTGGCGTCCTTCTCACTGAAGTCCAAGATTTCAGCCCCGGCCGCATCCTTGCCCACGATGCCGATGGGAATGCCGGCATAGGCCGGAATCTGCTTGCCGAACACGTCGGAAACCGTTTCCTGGGCTTGGCCGGCGGCACGCATAAGGCTGTTCACCTTCCGACGCATGGTCTTATTCATGAGAAGTACGGTCGGCGTGAAGTCCAGCCGGTCGATAAGCTCATCCAGCAGGGGCAGGGTCAGGGCATCACCGCCCACGGTCGAACCGGCGGCCTGCAACTGCGTGCCGGTGATTCGGGTTTCCAGACCGTCGAACTCCTCGGGCGTGGCGGTCGAGTTCCCCTTGATGAAGGCGGTCTCGAACCGACGGGACATGGCCCGGGTCTTCATGGCGATCTGTTCGGACAAGATGTCCGTGCCGTTCGCGCCCTGCATGGCGATCAAGGCCCGGTCGATCTTGATAAGACCGCCGCCGATCTTGAGGCTTTCCGTCTGCGGATTGATGACGCCCTGGTCGGCGGTGTACTCGGCGTTGACGGCGCGGAAACCGACGCTCGGCGGGGTCTCTTCGATGTTGTACGAATAGGCGTTGCCGGTGATGGTCTTGAACGGCAGGTATTGCAACACGGCGCTGTTGGCCGGGAACAACTGGACAATGCCCTGTTGCAGGGGGTTCTGGTAATACTTGGCGCTTTCGGCCAATGTCATGGTAGCCATGTTTTTTTTCTCCTAGGCGTGGGCCTTGAGGCCCAGTTCAATCAATTGGGTGGGCGACATGCCGGCCGTGTCGATGGTCGGTTTGCCGCCGGGCCGTTTGGCATCGGGGCCGGACTCCGGGGCCTTTGAGGAAAACAGGCCTTTTTTGCTGGCATTACGAAGCCAAGCAATCTTGGCGGCTGGGGGCAGGTCGGGCACGATGTCCCGCATGTCCTCGGGGATGTCCTCGACCAGCTCGGCAACGATGCCGGTGAGGGTCTCTTCCGCCTGCTTTTTGGCGTCGTTCACGGCTTGGAATCGCGCATAGGGCACGGTCTTTTCGCCTTTTTCGGGGGCGGTCCCGGGTGTGCCGTTCTGCTGCTGGTTGGTGTCCGGGTTCGGAGTCTGGTCTTCGGGGTTCTTGTTCGGGTCCATAGCGGTAACTCCTCGCGTTTTACGCCCGCGACGGCGCTAAATTTGCTGTTCCTTGAGGGCGGCCGTCTCATCGCGCACGGTCAAGAGGTAGGCCATGGCGTCTTCCCGGGTCGCCAGGTCCGGGTTGCGCTCCATGACCGCATCCACGGGCGAAATGAGGCCCATGGAAAGGAGCAATTCCCAGGTGGCGGCCTGGTCTTTCTCGCTGGCTTCCGGCTTGGGGTCAGCGAAATCGACGGAAAAGGTGGCGGCATCGGAGAGCGTGCGACCGGGGTTGTGGTAGTTCCAGACGGCCCGGATCACGTCGAAGAGGCGCTTCTCGTAGGACCGCCACAGGGCAATATCGTCGGCCCGGGCTTCGGACAGTTCGGCATTGCCCACGATCTTGCTGATCCCACTTTCGTCGGTGGGGTCGGTGGACAGGGAGGAGGCCGGCAGGCCGTTCGTCACCGCCGCCCACTTGAGGAGCTTGTCGATAGCGCCGACCATCTCTTCGATGGGGGCCTGGGTCGCCGCGAAGCCCAGCTCGCCCTTCTCGGGCAGCTCCACCAGGGCACCAGGACCGGCTTGCAGATTGCCGCCGCCCTCGGCACCGCGCACCCAGCCGACGCCGAAGCCCTGAAACTCCATGGTATGGAGCAAATCCACCAGGGCCTTGTTGATGGCATCCTGAATGGCCACCAAGTCGTCCCCGCCGGCAATCCAGAAGGCGTCAGTGGGGGCATGGTCCCACAAGGGGATAAACGGCAACACGCCATAGGGGTTCGCCCCGCCGTCGATCACGTGGCCGCGCCAGTCCAGTTGCTCCCAGGAGTCAATCGACCACACGGAATAGGTGATCTCCTCGGGCCGTCCGTTCTGGCCGTAGTGCGTGACCATGACGGAAAGGATGTCCTCGGGCGAGTCGCCCACGATCACGTCCAGGATGTCGCCGGGCAGCACATCCAGGTCGAGGCGGCCATTGCGCCACACCGGCCGGAGCATGATGGTTTTGAGGAGCTTGACGTATCGGCTGGCGGTCTTGAGCTTGATGTTGAGGGCGCACCCCTCGGCAATCTCGGCAAAAAGGGCCGTGTCGGTGTCGGTGCCGTCCACGGTGCGCTTGGGATCGTCTGCGTACACGCGGGCCTTGAGGTCCACCACCTTTTTGACCACGTTGACGAAACACGGAGTCAGCTTCTCCGGCTCCGCGAACTTGGCCACCAGCATGTCATGCAGGTAGGGAAGCTGCTCGTCGTGGTAATAGGCGAGGCGCTTCTCGGCGTCCGCTTTCCGGGCCGTGTTGGCGGCAATGATGACCTTGCGGAAGGTATCGTCTACAATATTGCTCATCGGCTACACTCCCTGATAGACACGCGGGCCTTCGAGCTTGACGTAATTCTGGAAAAAGACCGGAAGCTGGTATTCGTCATCCAGTCGCATCCGTAAAAATTCTTGGTACATCGCCTTTACCTCGCAGTAGGTGCGGCAATTTTCCTTGCACAAAAGCTCCATTTCCCCACCCATGAGGAAGCACAGGCCCCGGGTAGGCCGCATGTTGTTGCAGACAATGCGCTTTAAGGCGTAGACGGACAGGACCGCCGCCCTGGTGGCAAAGACCGACCAGTTGAGGGAATAGACCGTATCGTCGTGGAACTTCTGGGAGGAGTGGCCGAAGCGGTAATTGCCGTCCTTCAACTCCTCATAGACGAAGGTCCGCATCTCGCTGTTCAGGACTTCAAGTTGGTTGGAGAGGTGCAACCGCCCTTCCTTGGCAACCCGATGCAGTTCCACGAAGGAAAGATTCTGGTTGGTGCTGGTGGCGCTGAGGACTTCGCAGGGGATGCCCTGATCGTCCAGCCAGGGCTTGAGGTCGGCCGTCTCGTAAAATTCCAGCGTGACGGCATCCAGATGGTAGCGCTGATGGTCCGCGAGGATTTCCTTTTTGATGGCGTGGGCCGTGTTGATGTTGAACACGCGCTGGTTGAGCACGAAATATTCCGGCTCCAGGTCCTTGGCCGATGCCACCTTCAAGGTCGTGGTCCAGACCGTGGAATCGCCACCGAAGAGCTTTTTGGAGCGGTCCAGGCCCCCACCAATGATGAACTTGCGGCCTTGGGTCAGTTCCCCCAGGCGGTCAGGCGGGAAGGGGATCGGCAGGTCGCAGCGGCAAAGCTCGATCACCTCGGGCGGGAACAGGGCGTTTCTGGCGGCCGAACGCTTGCCCAAAATGTCGCGGTCGAAGGCCGCCGGCAGTTGTGTGGCCTGGAGCCGGAGCACCTTGTCCCGGTCGATCCAGGCCGGGGCTTCGCGCTGGTAGGTGTCCAGGTCGGGGTATTCGATCCGGCGGCAGAAGATGCCCGGGTCGGTCTCCGCCAGTAGTTCAAGCCCATGCTCGGCGCTGCCTTCCGCCCCGGTGTTCGAGTCGATGAGGCATAGGCTCCCCTCGGTGTCGAGCAAGGAAGCCTGCATGGCGTCGAATGGGCCAGTGTCGGGGCAGGCGTGAAAGTCGCTGATCCACAGGCAGGCCAGCTTGTCACCGAAGGCCATGGCCATGGACGTATTGCTCGACTGGATCGTGTTCCCCATGTGCGCGTTGACGATCTCGGCCTTGCGGATGTCCGTCTCGGCAATCATCGCCTTGAGGGCCGGGGTATGGCGGATGATGCCGCGAAGGGGGCGCATCTGGACGCGCTCGGAATGGTCGCCCGCGTTGCCCAAGACCTGGATGTTCAGGTTCTCCCGGGAGGTGAAAAGCCAGAGGATGACCAAGGCGAAGGTCGTGCTCTTGGCGTGCCGGCGCGGGGTCACGTGGAGCACGATGGAATGCTTGAAGGGCTGGTCCTCGCCGGGCTCCAGTGCGTCACGGATGAAATCCGCCTGCCAGGGTTCCAGGACCACGGGGGTGTACTGGTTCCCACGGGTCAGGATGCGGGGTTGCACGTCGTCAAGCCAGGCGAAAAAGCCCTCGGCACCGGGAGCACGCCACTTGGCCAGGATGGCCGCAGTGTCGGCTTCTACGCCCGTCTTGCGCTTACTGGCGGCCAAGGATGCCCCCCAGGTCAAAGCCCGTGCTGGTCTCGGGCCTGTTCATGGTCGCCTTGCGCTTGCCGACCGGCCCGGACAGTTGCGCGAAGCTGGAGCGAAATGCAGCTTGCAAGGACAAATATCGCTGCATGTCAAAATCATCGTCTCCGTACTGTTGCGCCATTTCGTCAAGCTCCAGATAAAGAGGCACCATCGTTTCTAGAAGCAACCTTTGCGCCTGTGATACCCTGCCTGTAACCATTTCCCGCAGTTTCGCCCTAACGATCTTGCGGCGTTTTGCTGGGTCACTATGGCGGGCCAAGTCCTTATCTTGAAGTTTAATATAGGCCATGGTTGATTAGAACCTCGCCGGACCATGAATTGGCCATGATGTTTGACGTATTAAGCGGGTTGCCTCGAAAATGCGGGACCATCGTGGGACCAAAACAACCGCCATGCTAACAGCTCTGTTTGAACTCATTGATTTTCAAAGATATTTTTATTAAAACCTAGGGATTATCAATCCCATTCAGCCCAAGGCCCACGTCCTTCTCG